CTAATGCCCCAAGACCTGCCGCAGCAGCTGGAGCTGCCTTTTGAACCGACGGCGTCGGAGCTGCTTGACTTGCTACTTGAGGAGCTCCTGCTTCGCGAGTCGTTGACGGATCAAAGTCTGCAACAGGAACGTACTGAGTCCCGCCGGCCTTCGACTTCTTAGCAATTAGACGCTGCTTACGGTTGCCACCATTCTTCTTAATCGAAGCGTGAACCCAACCGGAATTCTTGTCGCCAGCTGTATAGAACTCAAGGATCACCTGATCGAATTCTAGATTATCAGCAACCCAGTCAGCAACTACTTTGTTATCAACGCCAGGAACTTCGAAGTCGATTGCCTGACCATTGACGTGCTGAGAAGTAGCCGAGCCACCAACAGCTTTGTTTACTAGTGGTGAACGATATGAAGAGTTGATCTGCACTGGCTTGCCGAACTTAGCACGAACTGGCTCAAGGATCTTTTCGCAGCAGTAGCGCATGTTTTCAATGTGTTCTGCCGTTGGTTGATTTGAAAGTCCGAGTCTCTTGGCAGTAGGAGAAACGATCATTTCTTCCAGAGTAAAATGTTCAGTCAGCTGCATCTTTTTTCCTTTTACGTGTGTACATTATTTGTAAGTGGTGTTATAACTAAAATATGTGTAGTGACGAGGTAACATGAAATTTTATACGAACATCACCAGACACGGTAACCAGATTCTTGTTCGTGGTCTGAATAACGGCAAGCCCGTAAAATTCGCCACCAAGTATAAGCCGTACCTATTTATCCCATCTCAAACTCAGACCGAGTATCGGAACCTGCGAGACGAATACGTCGGCCGCATGGACTTCGATTCCATGCGCGATGCTCGTGAATTCCTTCAGACATACGAAGACGTCAGTGGCATGGAGATCTATGGTCTCACCGACTGGCCCTACATGTACATCTACGATAACTATCCTGGCGAGATTCGGTACGATCCGAGTCTCGTTTCCGTCTGTTCGATCGACATCGAGACCAGCATTGAAAATGGTTTCCCTGATATCGAACTTGCAGACAACGAGATCACTGCTATTACCATCGGCCGCAATGGTAAGAAAACTGTCTTTGGCTGCGGCGACTACAAGGAGCATCTACCTAATGTTCAATACTACAAATGCGCAGACGAATCTGCTCTCCTTCTCGCCTTCCTTGAAGTCTGGAACGGATCACTCTATTCGCCTGACGTTGTCACGGGCTGGAACATCGAGTTCTTCGACGTACCGTACCTTGTCAACCGGATACGAAAGCTTCTCGGAGAAGATCAGGCTCGTCGTCTTTCCCCTTGGGAAATCCTACGTGACTACAAAGTCGAAATTCGAGGAAGAACCAATGTGGCCTATACACCAGTAGGCATTGCCGTACTGGACTACATGCATCTGTACAAGAAGTTCACCTACACTGAACAAGAGTCTTATCGACTTGACTATATCGCTCAGGTAGAACTTGGCGAACAGAAGCTCGACTATTCTGAATACGACAACCTCGATGATCTTCGCTTTAAGAACTTTCAAAAGTATATCGAGTACAACATTCACGACGTTGAACTCGTTGAAAAGCTTGAAGACAAACTGAAGCTCATCGAGCTTGTCTATGCCATGGCCTATGATGCCAAGGTGAACTATGAAGACTGCTTGGCTTCAGTGAAGCAGTGGGATATCATTACTCACAACTATCTCTTGGATCGTAAGATCGTTGTTTATCAAAACAACAAGAACAAGAATGATAGACCGTTCGTTGGTGGCTATGTGAAAGAACCAAAGCTCGGTATGAGTAAGTGGGTTGTGTCGTTCGACTTGAACTCCCTTTACCCTCATCTTATTATGCAATACAACATCTCTCCGGAGACGCTTGTAACTCGTCTGGGCGATAAGATGACAGTCGACGACCTCCTTGTTGGCGGCGCAAGTAAGTACGAGAATGATTTGAAAAACTCGAACTGTACTATGGCCGCCAACCTTTGTGTTTACACGAAAGAAAAGCGTGGCTTCCTTCCTAGCCTCATGGATCGAATGTACAACGATCGTACCAAGTACAAGAAGCAGATGATCGAGTGCAAGAAGGAATACGAGAAGACCAAGGATCCAAAGCTCGTCAAGGAGATCGCTCGCCTTGATAACATGCAGATGGCCAAGAAGATTCAGCTGAACTCAGCTTATGGTGCTCTTGGTAACAAGTGGTTCCGCTGGTTTGATGTGAACAATGCTGAAGCCATTACCACCTCCGGTCAGCTCAGCATTCGCTGGATCGAACAGAAGATCAATCTCTATCTGAACGATCTGCTCGGAACCAAGAACAAAGACTATGTGATTGCATCTGACACTGACTCGATCTATATCACACTCGAAGGTCTGGTGAAGCATGTCTTCCCAGATGGTGCTGATGATATGAAGATTGTGGAGTTCCTTGACACTGCTTGTAAGAAGCGCATCGAGCCATTCATCGACAAGTCATATCAGGAACTGGCTGACTACATGAATGCTTATGCTCAAAAGATGCAGATGAAGCGAGAAAACATCGCGAACAAGGGCATCTGGAAAGCGAAGAAGATGTACATCCTCAACGTCTGGAACTCTGAAGGTGTACAGTACGACAAGCCGAAGCTGAAGATGATGGGCATCGAAGCTGTTCGCTCTTCGACTCCGACTGCTTGTCGTGATAGCATTAAGAAATCGCTCGAGATTATCATGAACGGAACCGAAGAAGATCTACAGAAGTATATCGCAGAGTTTCGTACAAAGTTCCGTACGCTCGGCTTTGATGATGTGGCCTTCACCCGCGGAGTCAAGGACATTGAGAAGTGGTATCGCTTTGGTCGCTTCGAGTCTGGAACTCCAATTCATGTTCGTGGTTCGGTTGTCTTCAATCAGATGATCGAAAAATTGAAGCTCAAAAATAAATATCAGACGATTGCCAGTGGCGAGAAGATTAAGTTCGTGTATCTCAAAAATCCGAATCCGACAAGAGAGCATGTGATCTCTTGCTCCAACGGTCTTCCACCAGAATTCAAGATGCAACAGTATGTAGACTACGATGTTCAGTTCGAGAAAGGCTATCTCAGTCCGATCGAGTCGATCATCAAGACAATTGGCTGGCAAACCGAAAAACGCGCAACTCTAGAAGATTGGTTCAACTAATGGCTAACATAGATTTAGACGAAGATTTTGATTTCGGTTTCACAACCGTAAGTGAAGATATCTTTACACAGGCTCAACTGACTGCAGAAGAAAGTCAAGCCAAAGCAGAAGCAATGTATAAGCTGATTCTTCCTCTGTTAAATAACCTCGCCAAGGATGCTGACAAGAATGCTTACATTCATTGGCCAAACCGTAAAGAAAAGATTGAAGCATTTAAAAAGAAGCTGCAGTCTCTTCTTGGTTGACATTATTTCATATACCGAATATACTGTAATACTACGAACAAGGAGTTTATATGTCTGATCTTTTAAATAAACTGCGTAAGAATTCGACAATCAAAGATACCGATATTCTTGCAGACTCAAAGTTCTTCAATGAGAAGGACACAATCGCTACTACTGTGCCAGCAATCAACATCGCTCTGTCTGGTAAGATCAATGGTGGCTTTACTCCAGGACTTACTATCTGGGCTGGTCCGTCCAAGCACTTCAAGACTTCGTTCAGTCTGCTGATGGCCAAGGCTTACATGGATAAGTATCCTGAATCCGTGCTGTTGTTCTATGACTCCGAGTTCGGTACTCCTCAGGCTTACTTCGATTCATTCAAGATCGATACCAGCCGAGTTCTTCATACTCCTATCACCGACATCGAACAGTTGAAGTTCGACATCATGAGTCAACTCGAACAGATTGGTCGTGGTGAACGCGTCATGATCGTGATTGACTCTGTTGGCAACCTGGCTTCGAAGAAGGAAGTTGAAGATGCTCTGAAGCAGAACTCAGCAGCTGACATGACTCGTGCCAAACAGCTCAAGTCTCTGTTCCGTATGGTTACTCCTCACTTGACCATCAAGGATATTCCGATGGTTGTGGTGAACCACACCTACATGACTCAGGAAATGTTCTCGAAGCCAGTTGTATCTGGTGGCACTGGCATCTACTACTCAGCTGACAACATCTTCATTCTTGGTCGTCAGCAGGAGAAGGATGGCAAGGATGTTGTTGGTTATAACTTCATCATCAACGTCGAGAAGTCTCGCTTCGTCAAAGAAAAGAGCAAGATTCCGATTGAAGTCTCTTGGGATGAAGGTATCTCCAGGTGGTCTGGTCTGATGGACATGGCTCTAGAGTCTGGCCACGTAATCAAGCCAAAGGTTGGCTGGTTCCAGAAGGTTGACATGGAGACTGGTGAGATCCTTGACAAGTCTTATCGTATGAATGATACGTATACCTTTAGCTTCTGGCACCCGATCCTTTCGTGTCCGAAGTTCAATGAGTTCGTTGAGAACAAGTATCGTGTGGCTTCCGGCAACATCATGCAGGAAGATGAAGTTGAATCTGTTTATGAGGACCTGGAGGACGAATGAAAATTGAGAATGTTATCTTCGGCAATTTGATTCACAATGAGGAGTACGCACGTAAGGTAATACCATTCTTAAAGTCTGAATATTTCAGTGATCAGGTTGATCGTACAGTGTTTGACCTGATCACTGATTATGTGAACAAGTACAACTCGTTTCCGAGCAAGGCTGCACTTGACATCGATTTGAACGACAAGACTGGCTTGTCTGAAGATCAGTTTAAGCGAGCCAAGGAGCTCGTCATGACTCTTGACAAGTCTGACGAGAAGGATATGAGTTGGCTTGTTGACTCCACCGAGAAGTTCTGCAAGGACAAAGCTCTATATAATGCGTTAATGCAATCTATTCAGATTGTAGATGATAACAAGAAGGATAGCATCAGTGTTGGTGCTATCCCGAAGATCTTGCAGGACGCTCTCGGTGTTTCATTCGATAACTCAATTGGCCACGACTTTCTTGATGATGCTGATGCTCGTTATGAATTCTATCATCGCAAGGAAGTTCGTATTCCATTCGATCTTGACTTCTTCAACAAGATCACTCAGGGTGGCCTACCACGTAAGACTTTGAATATCGCTCTTGCTGGTACCGGTGTCGGTAAGTCTCTGTTCATGTGTCACTGTGCAGCTCAAAATCTTTTGGCTGGTCAGAACGTTCTGTATATCACCATGGAAATGGCTGAAGAAAGAATCGCTGAACGTGTGGATGCTAACCTGCTCGGTGTGACTCTTGATGAGTTGAAGGAACTTCCACAGGCTATCTACTACAAGCTCATTGGTCGAGTTCGTGATCGTGCCAAGGGTAAGTTGATCGTCAAAGAGTATCCGACTGCGACTGCTGGTTCGGCAAACTTCAGGCATCTGCTGAATGAACTGAACCTGAAGAAAGACTTTGTACCAGATATTATCTATATCGACTATCTAAATATCTGTGCATCATCTCGTATCAAGGCAGGAGCCAATGTAAACTCCTACACCTACATCAAAGCGATTGCTGAAGAACTTCGTGGTCTTGCTGTCGAATTCAATGTTCCAATTGTCTCGGCTACTCAGACAACTCGTTCTGGTTATAGTAACTCAGACGTTGGCCTTGAAGATACTTCTGAATCGTTTGGTCTACCAGCAACTGCTGACTTTATGTTTGCTCTTGTGACCAGCGATGAACTACGACAACTCGATCAAATCATGGTCAAGCAGCTCAAGAATCGCTATGGTGATCCAGCTGTTCATAAACGATTCGTGATCGGTGTTGACTATTCAAAGATGAGGCTCTACAATGTAGAAGCTTCTGCTCAAGAAGATCTCATGCAGGATGAAGATGTTCCTGTATTTGATACGTCGAGTTCTGGTAGCAGGATGAACGAGGAATCCAAGCCAGCCAATAAGTTCAATCGTAGTAAGTTTGAAGGATTCAAGTGATGGTAAACTATAAGGTGAAGAACTACACCGCTCATATCGATAACCCTACTGATGTACATGCAGACGTGGTCGAGGTCAACACTGGGCATACTATTCGATCTGGTCTGAAGGTAGACAAAGCACGAGAACTGTGTCGTTCTCTAAACTTTGGTGGCGGCTTTGATGGATGGACTCCAGCATTTTTTGTTGAAAAGAGCGAAAAATATATCTTCTGGAGCGAAGAAGAGGTATAAATATAAGTACACTATGTGGTGCGTGGATCTACGGTTTCATCCGTGGAAGAGGCAAGTGTCTTAATTGACGATTGGAATAGGCAGGATTACAGGTGGGGTTCCTCCTGCTACACGCATTTGGAGGGGAGTCGAGAGGCTCCCCTCTTTTTTTATGTGCCGTGCATTTTTTAGTGTACATTATTTTGAAAATGTACTATACTAAAAATATAAGGAATGGAAAGGAACTTCAGTATGACCGCTTTTGCCAAGACCAACTTCGAATACCACGGTGGTTACCTTCACTATACCACTGAAGCTGGTGAGCGTAAGTTCGTAGCTCGCTTCAAGCATCGTGGTCCGGTCACTAAGGCTAAGTTCCAGTCGATGCTGATCAAGCACTACTCGGTCGAAGAGTACTTCAGCCGTCTTGGTGGAGCTTACAATCCGCAGGGTGAAGCTCCTCTGCAGATCCTCATGAACGACAATATCCTCGTCTTCGAAAAGGACGAACTTGGTCGTGGTTACTTCACTCTCGATGGAAAGCGCATCTAATCATGAATCTCTCTGATAAGTCTAACCTTGATCTGACTAACTATCTTATCAATAGCGCAGATGTTCCGGCCGAGCATCGTTACTCTTACAACGCTGGTTACTTTGAGTCTCTTCTTCTGACTATGATGGAGCGTTATCCTGAAGTTCGTCGTGAAGTCGAAGCTCGTGTTCGCTTTCGTATGAGTGAACGCGGTGAGACCAATGTGATCTCCGTGAATTTTAGTGGTTGACATTTTTCCAAATATGATATAGACTAAACTATCAGATGGTGATGGATCCCGAGTGGGATTTCGTATATTGCTGAATTGCTAGGTGTCCTGGTCCATCACCGTCTGATCTTTTTGAGGTTGTAAATTGACAAAGTTCGTAAACAGATTCGTTATTTCAGACCATCACTTTGGTCACACGAACTCGTGGGAAAAGTTCAAGCTGGCTGATGGCAGTCCGCTTCGACCGTTCACGTCTAACGACGAGATGAACCAGACGATGATTGATCGCCATAACGCTAAGGTCAAGGAACACGATACCGTGTACTTCCTGGGCGATGTGGTGATCAATCGTAAGCACCTACACCTGGTCAAGCAGCTGAACGGTCGCAAGATCTTGATTCGTGGCAACCACGATATCTTCCGTGACGAAGACTATCGTGAAGTTGGCTTCGAGCAGATCCATGGGGTTCGTGTGTTTGTGGATAAGTTCATCCTGTCACACATTCCTCTGCATCCTGACTGTGTGTCTGGTCGGTTCCGTGTGAACGTGCATGGCCACCTGCACGCGAATCAGATCATGCGAAATGTAACAAAGTACACGGCATCGAATGGCGTACCGTTTACGATGGACGAACCAGATCCTCGCTATCTGTGCGTGTGTGTCGAGCAGACTGACTTTACACCGTTGCATTTTGATGAAATTGAAGCAAGAATCCAACAGCGTTGGGATTATGCTGGATATCAACCTGCTACCAACGATGGTTGGGGTAATGGAAGTGGACCTAACTAATGAGTAAAATGATTTTTGCCTTTTTTGCCATCTTCGGTTTGGTATTCCTTGGTATTCAAGGATTCTTTGCCGCAAGTGGTCGAGAAAAACTCCAGGCTGCCAAGGTACTGGGTTATAGCTTGAGTTGTGCTACCTTGGCAATCTTGATTATTGCTAGTATTGTTATTTTGTTTTGATTGAAAGGACTATTTAGAATGAATCGTTATCTTAAGCTCGCTGCTGTCTCGGCTCTCGCTGTTGCCTCGGCTGCATGTACTCGAATTGAAACCGGTGAAGTTGGTGTTCGTCGTTCGTTCGATAAAACCATCGAGACCGCTGAGCTACAGCCTGGCACTGTCAACCAGGTTATCTTCGGTGATGTTCTCACCTTCCCTACCAAGGACGTTCAGGTCGATATCACTGACATGACTCCTCTGGCTTCTGATAACTCAACGGTAGCTGACTTTGACATGTCGGTTATCTACTCGATCAATCCTTCGGCTGTCGCTGAGATCTACATCGAGAAGAACCGTGGTTTCCATGCCGATACCGAAGAAGGTGATACTCTGCTGATGTACAACTACGTTCGTCAGCTTGGTCGTAATGCTGCCTACAAGGTTGCTCGTCGATACGAATCTCTGAAGATGGCTGATAACCGCGCAGAGATCGAGAACCTGGTTCGTCAGGAAATCGTCAACCAGTTGGCTGCTGAGAAGCTTGATGGTTCGATTACCGTTTCTCAGGTTCTGGTCCGTCAGATCAAGCCTGCTGACAATATCGTCGCCTCAGCTAACGCACTCGTTCAGGCTCAGAACGAACAGCGCCGCAAGGAAGTTGAAGTTCAGACTGCTCGACTTGAAGCACAGCGTATCGCTGCTCTGAACGCCAATCGTGGTGCTACCGAGTACATGGCTGCTATGGCTCTGCAGGACATCGCCGAAGGCGTTCGTACCGGCAAGGTTCACTCGGTTGTAGTGCCTTACGACTTCCGAGGCATCATCAACGTCAAGTAACAGTTGACATTATATGAGTGGTAGTGTATAACAGAATCTGGAGGTAACGTTATGACAATGCATCTTCTTGGTCCTGCTTACACTACCACTCACACTGGTAAGCGTAGCAAAAAGGTTACGACTTCGGCTCATACTAAGATGGCTATGGACTGGCTCGATCATAAGCGCCAGTGCAAGCGTCTCGGTATCAAGGCCAAGACATTTGACGAGTACATTCAGTATCGTAAGGGTAATTACAAGCCCAAGCTTCGTGGCACTCCAATGCCTGACTACAAGGTCTCTGACCATCGCCAGAAGTACCCGTCGCAGAATGAAATTGGTGCTCATTTCACGAAGGATCTTGCCTACGAGCGTGCAAAGCTCGAGGTAAGCAGTAATTATATCGTCGGCCAAGCCTATAATAAAGGCGGACTTGTTGTCCTTTCCAAGTCTGATGCGGCCGACCCGGCAACTGGCAAGAGGCGGTGCTGAGCTTTCTGCTCCTGCTAATGTCAGTGCCGTTCTTGGCGGTCTTGGGTTTCTTTCTTTGGATCGGACTCAAGGCCGCCAAGATTGTTTTCCGTTTTGCGTTCTACGGTTTCATATTTTTGTGTGTGATCTCTCTACTTTTCAGTTGACATTTTTATCAAACAATGGTAGACTAAATCATGGTTAGAACATATCTCAACAACTTCGGTTACTCGATCTATGAAGGTTCGAGTCTGTATGACGCAATGGAAGCTGCCGAAAAGGCTGGCTTCGAATCGACTGTCTATAACGAGTTCGATGAAACCGTTATGACTTACAGTCCCGTTGGTGGATGGATAATTATATAATGTACGTTGAAGGTGTTAGTCCATTTCGGACTCCATTGAAGCTCGATGGTATCAACTTCGAAGATCACCATCTCGTTGGTCTTGCTTGGCCATACACAAACTCAAAAGGTAAGACCTACCACACCACAATGACTGATCGTGGATGGGTTTGCAATTGCACCGGATTTACTTTCCATGGCAAATGCAAGCACATTCGACAGGTACACGAAAGGCTTATATCATGATTATTCAGAATGCAGTGATATGTAACAAGTGTGATGACTTCATCTTTTCCAAGACGCGGCATGACTTCGTGTCGTGTAAGTGTGGAGCCATCTCCGTGGATGGAGGTCAGGACTATCTTCGTCGTGTCGGTGACGTGTATGCAAAGACTGAAGACGGTCGACCAGTTTACACCGACATGAGCTGGGAACTTCCTGATGAACTGTATCGTGCATGTGCTATTGCGGTAAAGGAAGCAGAAGATACCGGCCGTAACCACATCGGTATGGCCAATGCTGTCCTTCGTAAGCTGCGTGAACACGATCGTATCATCGCCGATCATGAACCTCGTATCATGGCTGAGAACAAAAATCTTGAAGAGATCATGGTAGTTGAAGCCGATGGTTCCATCAATCGATACAAGAAGGTCACTGATTAATGACTTATTATCTTCGACGTACTCGCGACGGCGCTGGTGATAGTGGTGGTATGTCTCTTGGCATCGCTCCTACTTTCGATCAGGATACTAATAAGATTACCAACATCGAATACAAGGACAATGCTCGTCCACAAATCGGATGGGCTATACGTGTCGGCAGCATATATGCTAGAACGATGTCAATGCAGGATTGGTGGCAGACTACTGTTATCACTGAAATCCTTGAGGAACGTACCGAAGAAGATGGCACTGAGTATGTCCGGTTTAAGACCGGTAACTCTGAATATGAATGGATGCACCGTTGAAAGAAGCTTGTGTAGTCGGATTCGGAATGATCGATGCTCTTGGTGATAACCCTATCACCTGCTGGCAGAACTTGATTAGTGATGAAGACTTTCATAAGCCTATCGATCATCTGATTCCTCCTGATACTGAAATCAAGCATAACATTGGATTCTATCCAGAGATTGAGATCGATCCTC